TATCATTGAAGCACTTGAAAATCATAATTTAATGAATTTAATTAAAGAAAGGTTAGAAAAAGCAGAATTAAATTTAACTAATTTAATTGCCTCTGAAATAAAAGCTTCTTTGCTTCAAACAATTATGGATCAGGTTACTCCATATTATAAAGAAGAATTTTATGCAACTTTGTCTCATGGTAAAATTAGAATTTCTCCTTGGTGGGATAATGTATGGCAAGAAATAGAATTAAAAGAACTTATTAAAGATCGTATGGAAATGTATGATGAAGAAGAAATATTACATCTTAAAAAAGTTCTAAAAGAATGTAATCAATTTATTAATGATACTATTTTATTAAAAAAAATCAATAAAAGGGAGAAAGACAATGAATCCGTACTTACCAATACGTAAAGTGCCATTAGATTATGATGGTATATCATCATCTGCTTATGCTGTTCAGATGCAACATTCAGATAAAAATGAAGTTGGCTTAATAACTGATCGTGAATGGAAAGAAACAGGTGTTGTAGGTCATAGTTATCTTTTAGTAGATAATGAAAGTGTAAGAAAAGCAGCAAATCAAGTAGCAGAAGAATGTAATCTAACGTTTACACATGATAAAACCTTCTTTAACGGCCGCAGTTATGCCTATTCGATGACATCTGATCATGTATGTGGTGAAGTAGCCCAAGGAGACGATGTAGCTCTAGGGATGCAATTCTGGAATAGTTATGATGGATCTAAAGCTTTTGGTTTTGCTATGATGTTATATAGATTAATATGTACTAATGGTATGATGAGTAAAGATCATTTCAGTACATATAGATTTAAACATCAACCAGCTAATGAAAATTGGGAAGAAAGCCTACAGCAAGTAGTAACTAATATAAATAATCTAAGTTATGGATCTCAAGGTCTTGATAATCTCTTAAAGAATCTTAGATCTCTTAGTAACTTAAATGTTACTACTGATGAATTAGGTAGACTTAGACATAATTATGTTAAAGATATTCCAGTTCAATTATGGGGTAATATTGTAGATAATTATACTGATCCTCATAATCATATTGATCATAATGGATGGACACTACTTAATACTGCTACAGATCTCTTATGGCATAAAGATAAACCTACTGTATCTAGCTATAATCAGAATTCTGTTATAGTTGATGGATTATGTAGAGCAGTTGCATAAAATTAAGCCTGTTCGTAGTTTACTACGCCCTGCTTAATGGTTAACCGAAAGGACTGAGTGGGGGTGGGAGTTGAGACCCAGGATAGCATGCATGAATGTCCCAGTATGCCCAGTCCTTAAAATTAATGTGTTGCAGGTCACATAAATAAGCTGTAGATTAAAGGTACTGCATAAAGCAGAAGAAGCACTCTCCCCGAGTGCATAATAGTCAAGAAAATAACAAGGAGAAAAACAATGAAAGTACTATATTTCGATCTCGAGCGTGGTAGTCAGACGCTTGGAAGTGAGAAACATATTGCAGAAATGTTTGGATATAATGTGCTTAGACCAGGTAATTGGGATGCATTTCAACATGTAATAAGTCAATTATATACCAAAAAGAATACTATTGTAGATAAGAAAGTTGGTGGTTTAACTATCAAAGAAGAGCAAGAAACTGTTGTTTTGAAAGAAAAAGCACCAGTTGTAGATGCACTTGTAGTAGATACATTCTCAGAGCTAAGTAAAAAGTATATGAGAAGTCTTATCAAGAAGGAAACAGGTAAAATGATGCTTCAGGATTGGGGTAAACTCAGAAATAAGCTAGATAATTGCTTAGAATTTGTTACTCGTATTCCTGGTGTTGTAATCTGTAATGTTCATGGCAAACTACAAACTATGGATGATGGTGGCAATAAAATTCTACCATACATTGATGGTTCGACTAAAGAAGATATAGCCAAATGGTTTGATTTTGTATTCTATACTAAAACTGTATCTACTGGTGTTGGTCTTCCAGATTATGTATGGATAACAAGTAGGACTGAAAAATATGATCATGCTAAAGACAGAACTGGTGTTCTTGGTGCACAAATTCGTCAAGATTTTCAGTTAGTAATTAATGCTGCAAATGAAGCAGGATTTGATGGATGTAGAATTCTAGTAATAGGTTCTCCAGGTTCTGGTAAGACTTATGCTCTTAGGACTCTTGTACATCCTGCTGTAACTGTAGATATTGGTAATCCAGTTAAAACTGTAGAAACTGTAACTAAAACAACTAATGGAGTAAATGTCTGATGAGAACATTAACAATAAAACAAGGTGGTTCTAGTTGGGCCACAGGTTGGCATACCTTAACTGTAAGTACAGCAAAATATGGTACTTACAATGAATCTAAGTTCTTAGAACTAGGATTTAAAGATTATCCTGATAACTTTACTCTTCGCATTTATGCTAAGAAAGGTAAAGATGGAGAAGAGTTTGCAATAGGTAATGTATTTCGTTTCGCTAATGCTGGTATCACAGAAGTACTTGAAGGTACAGGCGGTGATAAAGTAGTTAAGTTAGATGATTCTGCTGAACAGATGGTAGGTAAAAAGTTAAATATCTTCTTCTATAAAGATGGAGATTATACTCGTGCATATTCATCTGTAGCACCAACTGTATTTGAAAATAGTATTGATACATTTTCAGAATCAGATGTTGAATTCTGGAAAGGTAAAGCAGAAACTAGATTCCATAATTACACACCAGGTAATGGTACTGTAAGCACAAATGGAACTACTGACACTTTGCCTCTTTCAGTTCAAGGCGGTGTAGCAGAGGAAACAAAAGCTACTGAAGATATACCATTCTAATTGGTTGATCTGCTGACTAAGAGCAGATAATGGTCAAATAGGGGGGTCAGTCGGAATGCCAATTCATTGACTCCCCTATAATTTAAGGAGATATAATGTTTTTAAAGATAAATGATGATTATGCTATAGAGTCAGATGCTATGAGCTGGGCAGTGTCAAAACGAGCTATAGAGCCTAAAAAAGGTGATCATTGGAGACAGATTGCCTGGTATTCAACATTAGAAAGTGCTGCAAATGGGCTCCTTCAGCGCCAGATAAGGTGTTTAGAGGTAGATTCCCTTACTGAAGCAATAAAAGGCGTTGAGGGGCTTGCTAGGGACCTCAGCGAAGCTTTAAGCCCTGAGTATGAAGTCAAATTAAAGGAGAAATAAGAGATGAAAAGAAAAATTACTAAGTTAGTAGATAGAGTAACTAGATTATTAAGAGATAAGTCTACTTTAAGAGATGATGATCGTAGATTAACATGTAATATTTGGTGGAAATCTGTAGCTAACCCTGAATTATTAATGTTTGAAGATTTTATCGCACTTTATATTAAAGGTAAAGTTCCAGAAAGTGATTCAATAACAAGATGTAGAAGGAAAGTTCAAGAGGAAAATAAAGATTTGAGAGGTGAGTCTTGGGATTTAAGACATGGATTAGAAGATGCAATAAAAGATGAGATTAGAGAATTAGGATCTACGATATGATAAAAGAGTTAGCATTTGGCCTCAATAATAGACACCATTTCGTTAATGAAGATAAAGTATCAGATTGGATGAACATGAGCAAGGATACATTCATGTCCTTGTGGGATTATGATGAATATGTTGTAGAATATACTAAGAAGAAGCAATCCTTATCTGGATATGATGGACTATTATACATGCCAAGTGAATTACTCTTAGATGTAGATGGTTCTAATCCAGATAATGCACGTCAGAAAGTAATTGGTTTAACAATAGTCCTTAAAGATCTTGAGATACCATATAATTTATATTTTAGTGGTACAGGATTCCATGTTGGTATTCCATCTACAGCTTTTAGGTGGAAACCAGATAAGAATCTACATTCTAAGGTAAAGAATGCACTTAAATCTGCAGGTATATATGATTATGCAGATCCTTCTGTAACCGATAAGACTAGGCTTATTCGAGTTCTTAATACTCGTAATAATAAAAGTGGTAAATGGAAGGTACATATTCCAGATGATATGATTCATAAACATATAGATCATATCCTTGAATATGCATCCAGGCCTGTTAAAATAATACCTAGAAGCCTTGAATGTGAACCAGTCTTTGATGTGCTTATTAAACATAAAACAGAAGATCAAACATTAGCTGCTAGATCAATAGGCAGAGCTCCAGATACTGTAAACTATCCATGCATACAAACTATGCTGGAAGGTACTAAGTTCGGCAACAGACATGCATATGCTTTAAGAGTAGTATCCCATTTTAGATGGCTCTACCCTGAAGATACAGTACGGATGCTTGCCGAACACTGGAGACTATCAGTAGATACAAAAGATAAACCATTTACTGTAGAAGAGATGAATTCTATCGTAGAAAGTTGTTATGAAGGTCATGACGGTGCTGGATATAGATATGGTTGTGATGATCCTGTTAAGGATTCATTATGCAAGAATACATGCAAACTGTATAAAGCAAAGAAATCACAATCTATTATGACAGCACAAGATATGGATAAAGTAATGGCAGATTTCTATACTGCAAATCAGAAACCAATAGATATTGGTGCAATGTATGGACAGAAGTTTCCTATATTCCCTGGTGAAGTTGTTATATTACAAGCTCCACCTAAGTCTATGAAGACTATGCTGCTCCAGAATTGGGTAAACCATTGGAAAAAGCCTACATACTTTATGGAAATGGAGATGTCGCCAAGACAGATATGGTCTAGATTTGTAATGATAGAAAAAGGTTGGAAAGAAGAAGAGATTGCAGAGCATTATAGAACAATGAGCAATGGAATAACTAAAGATTTTTCATGGCTAACTGTAGATTATAGTTCATGTTATCCTGCTGAATTGCAGAAAAGGATTGCAATGTTGCCATATAAACCCGAAATTATTGTTGTAGATCACATGGGATTATTGAGATCTCAGCAGAGAGATAACAATATGAAGGTTGAAGAAGCCTCCCAGGGTCTTATGGAACTTGCAGTACAGAATAACATCATAGTCTTTGCAGTATCTGAGATAACTAAGCAAGCATTTCATGAAGGTATGAATATGGCATCTGCTAAAGGATCATTCAGAATTGCATATAATGCTAATAAACTAATCTCTGTAAACCCAATTAAGGGTACAGATGGACAGATAACACAACTGCATGTGAAGTCTGAAGCGAATAGAGAAAGAGAGACACTCAATGTTAAACTTTGGGTGGAAGATGTAAGAATCACAGGAACGGAGGTTTGCGCTTATGAAC